ATAAACAATCTGCGAACGTTAATACGATCAAACGCAGATGGTTTGGCAAGTAGAGTCTTATCACCAAATAGAATGGTTCCTTGTCCAGGGAATGTTACTACTGGATTAACTCCTGCTTTATAAAGAGTATCACGGTCTGCTTGTCTTGGGTTGTATGCTAGTTTAACAATATTCTTAATCTGACCACGATTAAATCCAGCAGGTGACCACCAAGGATCGTTAGTTTGATCTGTTCTAACACAAAGACCGGCAGTATCACCGTTCAATGGAATCCAACGATAAAGGTCATTGTAACGGTCATACATATACTTATAACCAGAATCTATTACCGCATATGATGTTGAACGAAGATTGTTTCTAAAGTTAACAACTGCATCTGCTTCATTGCCAATGTTATTAACAACATCACCTTTTTGTGGTGAAATCAAAACGATACAATCTTTTCTCTTTTCAGCAAGATTATCAATCAGGTAGTTGGCAAGAGTAAATGATCTTGCTTTACCTTGAAGAATCAATGAGATATCAACATCTTCAGCAGAAGCAAACTTGTCGTATGCTGAAAGAAGAATTGATTGTTCAATATTTGCCTCGTCTTTACCATCTCTACCAAGACCCATTCTAAAATAGACATTATCTAATGTAGAGTTGGCAAGATTGTCTGCAGTTGCAGAAGCAGCACCAGAAATGTCGTTTACTGCATAAACATACTGTGATTGATCGTTGATAACAGTCTTCCAGTAGTTTGCACCACCATCAATTGTCTTTCCGTCTGTAGCACGAGAAACAGCACGATATGTTTCTAGGATTGTTCCTGGAACACCAGTAAACTTGCCACCATCGTCCGAAATAACAACATGCATTTCGTCAGAGTTAATAGCAGAGTTACCAAAATTGATTACATAATCTGATTGTCCTGGTGCAGAATCGATTAGGGGATAATGTTCCCAGTATCTTGAAACGGCATTGGTTGTTGTGCTATTTGATACAAACGTATAGTCTGTTGAAAGAGCATAACGATCTTCGAATGATAGAGTATAAGTTGCTGTTGGTGAAACTGTTACTTCTGTTGAGAATGTAGAGTTTGTTACCAAGTTTGCAGAAATAGCAACAGTAGTATTAAATGCTGTTGTGTTGATGATGTTGTTAACAACCGCATCTACTGCAAAGGTATTACCAGCAGTAATAACCATACCAGCATAAAGAGCATCGGTGTTGCTTGTTGCTGCTTGTGAACCACCAGTAGAATTTGTTACTAGAACAATGGTGTTTCCATTTGCTGAAGTTGTTTGAACATAAACGTTAGAGGCAGCATTACCGTATACAGTTGTATTACCAATAGCAGTAATCTTCATAAACTGTGTGCCAATAACAGTGTTGCCTACTTCAATCAAGTCTGTAACATTCAATAGTGCTTTCAAAGCAGTTGCATTTGAAGATGCGAGGGTATTTGATGCTGCTGACTGACGAACGGTTGCTGTATTAGAATTTACTGCTACAGGAATAGTTACTCTTGTACCATATGAAGAAAGATTGATGGTAGATGAATATCCTGTTGAATTACCGCAAATTGAAATTTTCAATGAGTTTCCTAGTTCACCAGGGAAACGAGCAACGAATTTGACATCAGTATCAAATGCGCCGTCTTTTTGAGTGAAATGGTCTTCATTCTTAACAATCTGTGCTTCAAGGTTTGCTACAGCAGCAGTATTTGCCACAGCAGAAAATGCAGTATTGGATATGAAAAGAATTTCATCGTTTGTTGTATTTGCAATTACATCCGCATTATTTGTTAGTGAAAATGCAGTTGAATTAATGATAGATGCGATTGTAGCACCAACAGCAAGACCAGAATTTGCTGAAGAAACAACGGTTAGACCAGCAAAAAGTTCTGATGTATTTCCAGTAGAAAGAGTAATGGTGGTAACTGTGCTATTGGTACTAGCATTGACCGTAACTGATGGGGATTTACCAGCGGTATTGGCAGCACGAGAAACGTAAAGACGATTACCATAACCAAGGAATGAAGCAGCAGTAAACCAAGTTTCTGCGTTTAGGTTAGTAGGTTTACCAAATCTTTTTACTAATTCGTTTTCTGAATCAATCAATACTCTTTGATCAATAGGACCCCAACGGAAAACACCACCAATAGCACCTTCAGTTGTAGAAACCGCAGGCACGATGGTAGTTAGGTCAATCTCTCTGACATTAACTCCAGGTGAAACTAAAAATGGCATTGCATATCTCCTTTTCAGAGTTGTTATTATTATTGTGGTTAGTGATATTTATCAAAAAATCAATCTTGGTTTACCACAATCCAATAATCATCCCTATGAGACATTCCATCGGAAACAGTTTCTACTCCATCATCAATGAACCCAAACGGCAACATATCGTCGTTAAGGTCTTCTATACTCTTTTCTCTTAGTTTTAATATTGTATTGATATCTGTTAGGTCTTTGAAGAACTTCTGTTCTGTGAGCCATCCAAACAAAACCAAACACATAACTAAATCATCATGGCAACCAGTTTCTGCTTCATATGAAGCACCTTTTTTTGAAAAAGTAGACAATTCGTGTATTGTTTCGTAATCGTGAAGCAATAATTGATTTTGTTCAACCAATAGTTTGAGCATAGAACAACCAATTGCTTTGACAGTTTTGGTTGTTCGTATTCCTCTGTCTGTACCAGAGGATTTATAACTCATTGTCACTCGTTTACCTTGTTTACCAGCAGATTCCGTAAACAATAGATTTTCATACTCATAGTCAAAATACAATGATTCTGCTACTTGTTGTCCAATATCATTGACCTCAACCATGACTGAACAACCATTATATTGCCTGCCAATCCTGTTTATAATCTCGGCAAAATCTCCTGGTGTTATCATATTATCTCTAAAGGATAATACTTGTTCATATGGCATTTCTGTAACATCAAATACCTGTAAAGCGGAATAATCTAATCCTTTTCCACGAGAAACATCCGCTATTCCAACATAGGTTCTGTTTATCTTTGGTTTTGAATATTGACAAATTCCAGCATGCTCTGCTATTGGTGTTTGTGGAACAAGTTCCTGTAATTTCCATCCAGCAATAAGGGTACCCGATGATCCCAAATATTGATTTTCATACTCTTGCGCAAATCTATCGTAATCAAAGTTCATAGCAGCAAGAGTTTCTTCTTTCCATTTTTCATCTCTATTAGGAACTTTTTGCCATGGTACAGAGATTAATTTGTAATTGTTTTTTTCTTGTCTTGCTAAAGATGTGATCTTATAAAAATGATTTAATCCGTTTACAGTAGAAATAAGAACCAACTTAGTAGAGGCACCAGAAGATATGGTAGGAAACACTGAAGTAAAGAATTGATCCCAACCATCAATGAATGCCGCTTCATCAATGATTAGTAGATTAATTGAATAACCACGAATATTGTTTGAGGATGTTGCGGCTGCTAATACTCTTGATCCATTTTCTAATTCAAATGATCCTTTATTCCATTCTATAACACCTTGCTGTAACCATTTTGGTAAATGTTCGTATGCTAATTGTATCCTTGAAAGAATTTCTCTGGCAGTTTCTGCTTTATTAGCAAGGATTGCCACTGTTTTATTTGGATTGAAAATAATATACCACAGAACAAAGACAGTAATCGAGGTAGTTTTTCCGCTTTGACGAGAGCATTCTGCGACAGTAAACCTCTCGTTTAGAACAGTATTTATGATATCCTTTTGATAATCGTATAAAGGAATGGTTATCAGACCTTTATCCACATTAACGATTTTCATGTGGTTTTCAGCAAAATGGATTGGGTCTTGTGAGCATTTAAGCATTTCCTGAACTTTTTCAGGAGTCCAATCTATTTGTACATTTGATCTTTTTAATGTGGAAGAACCACGATATCCTTTAAGTTCCATTTTGTTTATTTAATATACTTAATAAATCAGCAGTTGATCCAACAAACAAATTCTGATTGACAGTTTTTGGAGAATCATTTGCCTTTTCTTCTTTGTGTTTAATATCAACTTGCTTGGACTTAATCTCCATGAGTTCTTTATTAGCAGTAGTCATAGCAGAAATAAGTTCTGTTAATACCCGATACACTCTTGGATCTTGTGATTGTTGTGCCATATCTGCCAAGTCTGTCATTGCTTTAGTGCCAACATCAATAACATTATGCATATTACCTTTAGCAGTCAGATAATCATCATCTACTTTAACAGGAACCAGTTCTCTTTTAGTTGGTTCTAACGGAGTCAAATCTAAGGCAGTAGCAATAGTATCATCACTCATTCAAAATAATTCCTTCACTTGTAATGACATACCCAAAGTCATCATCTACTTCAATCGAGGAATAATTTATAGTTGTATTTGCATTTGATGTTGGATTACCATTGGCATCTAATCCGGGTTTAACTGTTATTCTACCGATGACATCTGTTTCTCCAACAGAAGCAGTAACATTTGCTTGTGATCCACCAGAAGGAACAAAGAATTGAGTATTAGCAATCTTGATGATTGGTTTACTTACTATTGGTCCGTAAATCCATCCTTTCACTGTAAAATTCAATGTCCAAATAATTGCTCTTCTTTCTTCAAATGATCCATCATAAGTATCTTCCATGGATATGGAATTAAGTATGATTGGAATATCCATGGCAATATTCATTTCTGGTATCAGATTTACTGTTGCCGTCCAGTCTGGTGTAAAGAATGGCAATATCTGCTCAATGATCTTTGTTCCGTCTTCTGCGTTCTTAACATACACATACAGATTGAAATCAAAGTTATATGGAACGGGATTATATTGTGCCTTTAGTTTGTTGGCATTAGAATTATCTTTTACTACTTGACGAGAAACAGTATTCAGTTTTCTTGCTCCATCATAGGCAAGACCCGTCATTTCAAAAGACATTCTTGGCAAATATATTGATGTTTGTCTGGTGATTTCAGGGTCAGCATCAACCCTTGCCAGCATTTTATCTTTGGGAGCATATGATAAAGGAACTTTTAGTGTAGCAACAACATCCCCATCAGCATTAGTTCTGGTGATTCTCATATCATT